TATTTCTTTGTAGCATATTTATTCGTAAGTGAGTCGGCTATTATTACCGCAACACTTGAAAGACTTAATGAATCTTTTAAGACTTTTACAATCGAGTCAACCCTTACAGTAAGTCCTGCATCAGTACTGCTATTTGCTATAACGAAAGCTGTTGAGGCTGCCTGAGTAGTATTTGTTCCTACTGTTGCTGTTGGAACTGTTGGTACTCCCGTAAATGCCGGACTTTTTTTAAGAGCATATTTAGAAAGCATTGAAGCAGAATCAGACGTAGCAACTGCACTAACATCAGAGGCAGTGAATGATAATGAAGTTTTAAAATCTGTTGCAGATAAAGTAGAAACTGTATTGTCTGCATTAATCCTAGGAAATCTTATTGCTGAAGGATTAGCAAGAGAAAAGAACGAACTGCCTACAGTCGTAATACCAAGTGCATTCTTAAGATTTGTTGCTGACAATGTTGAAACACTATTATCCGCATTTATTCGCGGGAATGTTATTGCAGAAGGATTAGGCATTGTAAAGAAAGCTATTCCTGCCGTTGTACCACCAAGAGAAGTTCTTCCGGTTGCTGCCGTTAGTCCTGTTGCGCCTCCGTCCCACTTTAGACGGTCAGTATATGATGTATTCCAATTAGATGAATTATCAGTTATTGAAGTTCCCCAACCAGAACCATTGAAAGTTGTTATTCCTGTCGTCCCTGGGTAAACCATTGTCCCACCCGATCCGATAACTATGTTGCCAGCACCGAGAACTGAAACAGAATTTATAGTTTTTATATTCGTTCCACTTACAAGAGTTGCCTGTTTACTATTAAGTTGCGATTGTATATCACCTGTAGTCGTACTGGAATATCCGAGTTGTGTCTTAGTAGTACTAAGACCATATAACTTATTAAGATCACTTGCAGATGAATTAACTATAGTACCATTTATCTGTAATTGTTTTGCAAAATTAACACTATCAGGAAAATTGGCTTTATAGTTGATATTCTTCCATCCAATCGTTGATTGATACTTAACTGGTGAACATCCTGCTATTATTAATAAAAGAATAAAAAATAATGATTTTTTCATTAATATATTATTTTAAGATTAGCATTAGTATAAGTTGCTGATGAGTATATCTCTAATACCCATACTCCATTAACAAGAGATCTTGACTCTATATTTTCGTATCCTCCAACTGGAGTGCCATCAGAATCTTCAATTAAATAACTATAAGGTATCTGGTCTGCAGTCAATGTAGTGGGTACAGTAATTCTTGTTCCTTCAACTAAATTAATTACCTGATCATATTTCATTTCTTCATCTGTTATAATAGTTGTGCTCTTCCATGCCACTCTTAGTGTACCCGGACGAATAATATTGAGATCCGATAACTGAAGAGTCTTCATTTAAGTTGTTGGACAGATATTCAATATTCCTCCTAGAACAGATACCTTCTGTCTGGCATTAATGAAATAATATTCTGCCTGTTGATCTGCCATGTATACTCCATGACTTGCTACAGCTAAAGCTGATGCTCCGATGTCTACTCTTACTCCTGCTGTTGAAGATACTACAGAGAGACGATATATACCTTCGGCAAGTAATGATGATTCTGCATGTCCACTTGTTCCATCAATATCTACTGCCTGTGCTGTCTGTGGTGTCATCACAGCCATCATCTCCCCTGCCCTGTTCTGTGCTATACCTGATTGTGACATATTGTTTGATTATTAGTGATAAGATAAAATAAAGGTATATGAGGTAACGTTTCTGTTACCCCATAACCTTTAAATATTTTTACATGGTTCCGGCTGCAAGAGCTGCTGTAAGTGCAGTTGTCAGGTCACCGGTATAGTCTGAATGACTAGAGTCATTGAACCAGAGCACATACTGTTTCCTTGACTTAACAATTCTTGCATCAAGTGCATCTTCATCTCCTTCATCAACATCAATAACAATCCTCTCATATGTCTGACCAGCTACTGGATAAGCAGAGTTGCTAAAATCATATTCCAGTCTTCCGGAAATAACTGCCTGGTTGCCTATATCAAATGTAGGACGAAGAGCAAGCATATCTGTGCCAATACCGATAGAATACTGTCCGGCAATAAGAACTGTTGCTGTTGCAGTAGCGAATCCTGCAGTAACTGCTACTCTGTTAATACCTCCTCTGGAAAGATTACTTGTAAAATATCCTGCATCATCTACTACTACCATTCCCTGATACCAGTAGGTTGTTGCATTAGTAACTGTTACTACACAGTTGGTTGTTGCTGGAAGTAATGTTGTTGTAGCAAATGTTCCGGCAGCAGTAAGTGTCTTTTGTGTTTCAAGCCATGTACCGGATCCGGCTGAATGATTATAAAGCCAGATATATCCTGTAGCATTATCAGCAGCAAATGTTCCTGTTGCAATTGAACATGCTGCTACCTGTGCAGTAAGAGTAGATGTATCTTGAGTGACAAGTTCACCAACAACAAAGTTTGTTGCTGCATCACCAAAAGATGTTCCACCAGTATAACTGGCAAGCATCAATCCATAAGCAGTGACATTACTCTTGTCAAAAGCATTAACTTTACTTACAAGTGCGGTATATACATTCAATCGGTCAGTATAAGCATTACCTGTAAGAGCTGCAGCAGTGGTATAAGCATATTTCTGCGGAATCTGATGGAATGTCTCATACTTGGTATCAGGATTCCATATATCAACACAATAACGTGTTGCAGCAGCAATCACCTCAACAGTAGCCCCACCGATAAGAACTACATTCTGTATCTCTCTCTGTGGCGCAGTATACGTAAGTCTTTTTGTAGTACCATACTTGATAGGTCCTAAAATAGGTACTCCAAGAGCAGCAGTCTGGACAAACCAATACTGAAGATTGGTTGAGTCCTGGATGAATTGTGCAGCAGCATTTTCAGCAGTTGTGATAAGTGCTACTAATGGTCTTTTTTGCATTTTTTTAATTTTTTAGTTATTACTATTTATATCTGCGTTTCGGGTCCTGCCCTACTTCATGCATTCAAATTACAAACTGTTCATAAAGAGCTTTTGCTTTATCAAACTCTTTTATTGTTAATAACAAGTTAATAGCTGCTTTCTGGGTAAGATCTTCATGAAGTTGCTCATTAAGATTACTCTCAGTGAAAGTATCTATAATCTTACCTGATGTTAGTGATGTACCTGCCAATACAGCAAATTTAGTACCTAACAAATAAGTAGTTCCAGCATATACTGTATCTTCCGTCGCTATGACATTTTCGTTTACAATAAATGAATATGTCGAATCTCTGCTGATACCATAATTGAATGGAATTGGATGTGATAGATAATAGAAGACAACTCTCGAAGGAGTATCAGGAAAAACATGAGTTATATTTATACCATCATATCCTTCATTATAGTATTGTTTCGACATTGGATATATCCTTGGTCTTCGATATGGATTACGATCAATAACATTTTTACGATCATAAGTTAACGGCCAACAGTTATGTCTTTTCCCTGCTGCATCATAGATAGCAAGGCAAAGAAGATAATGATATCCATCAGGAAAAGAAACAACAGGGATAAGAGTATTGTCAGGAGTTTCGACGATAGTTATTGACCCTGGTAGATTAGTATCTGCTATCATAACAAGATCCGAAAGTTCATCACGAACTTTCTGTGTCCGTTGAAACGAGTCTCCTTCGACACTTTTCTTTGCTCCTTCATACTTATCAAATACCAGGTCATGGGCAGCAAAGTTAAGAGCATTATCTATGTCAGATGGATCAAATCTCGATGATCCGACAAGATCAAGCCAGAACCTTACTCCTTCATGTAACTGGACTATATTCATATCAGAATTCTTCTTTTACTGTCTCAGCTTTTTCTTTCTTCTTAGTTTTGAGATCTTCACTGATCTTCTCTTTCTTCGATTCCCGGAAAGCAAGTTCTTCTTTCATCTGTTTGATAACCTTGTCTTCCTGTTCGATCTTGTCATTAAGGCTACTCATGATATTATGATCCTTACTGAGAAGTCTCAATGCTTCTTCTTCTGATTGCCCAAGAGGGATATTCTGATAGACATATCCTTTATCAACATCCTGAATTATGATACCAAGAAATACTGCTGTGGCAAATCTCTCACCAAAACTACGTACTTTACTATCCCATCTACGGTTAAACTCTTCTGGACGATTCTTGGCAAAACGAAGTAACGTATTGGTAACTATGTCTACAGATGCATTCTCACGTATCTCCTCTCCGAGGAATCTGGCAAAATAAACCATGTCAACAGGATTATTCTCAATAAGATCGATCCTTTCGAAAGCTTTCTTCATGTGTGCTACTTCACCCATCTCTGCTTTTGCAATAGCTTCCGGATCGAAGATCTCGTAGTAAGGATTCTGTGCAGCAAAAGGACTGCCTTTTATATCCGGGCAGAAACGTAGTACAGCCCATATCTTGGCTTCATTTTGTTCATCAAGATTAAGAGACATGTTATCTCCAATCTGTATTTTCTGCCATCGCATATTACCAAATTCGTCTTGTGATATAGGAATACCATAAAGTACTCCAGTTACCGGATCTTTCTGATATGTACTTGTACGACTTGGTACTTTATGCATATCCGGAGATATAGGTTTGATTTCGATATATGGTGACATGGCAAACCTGGCACGATCTTCACGTATTTTCTGTACAACTTTGTCAAGGTCAATAACGCGATGTTTAACTTTAGTGCCAAATTCTACAGACATCTCTTTTTGTATGAGACGTCTTTCTGCCATTGTTACAAGTTCTTTCTGTGATTCCATGATTATAAATATAAAAATAAATAATATAATATAAAAAATAAAAAAGAAAGAGATGGGGAGTTTACGGTTCTTTCTTGCACTCCCCGAACCTCTTTCATATATTGTTAGGCGGTAGCAGATGGTTTCAGAATACCACAACTCCGTGTATTAAATACTGCAAGTAGAGTTTCTTTCAGCATGTGGAATGCTTTGGCGTCTACAGGGTTCTGAGGAGTTCCTTCACCTGTCATCCCATTTTCCCATAAATAAACAATGTTACGGTCAACACCAGCACGTCCGCGGGCACGTATCTGTATGTTGCGTTCACCATTATTATCCACATCCATATCCATGAAATAGAATGTATTACTCATGGCAAGACCTCCATTGGCCATCCTGCGTGGGAACTTCTCTTCATCATCCATCATTGGATTCTCAACGAAGATTAGTTGTTCCCCGGCAATATTCAGTTTCTTGAAGTTATAGCCAGTTGTCGGTTCTGATCCACCAGCCTGTTCTGTCTGGTTGACAACCTGTACAAGAGGAAGGCCGGCTGAATACCTGTTATAAGCAACATCATGAGCATTAGCCATGCCATCAGCACCAGTACATACTATATATGTATTACCTGAGATACGGTTTTTCTTCTTTTTCAAAGCCTTAACCATATCAACAAAGTCCTGATATGTTGCTGTTCCATCAGTGTTGGATGTATCAGCATCATTGGATCCTTGTATCTGTTGTACATAACCATCACCAGCTACAATGTCGTTTCCTTCTTCGTCCTGCATGGATGCCCTGGTAAGTAAGTTACCATATTGATCTCTCATGGTACTTACTCCCCACCATAGACGAAACTCATCTTCCAGAAGGAACTGAGCTCTCATCTGTGCTTCGGCTTCGTAAACGAAACCTTTCTTGTCATTCAGTTCATACCATATGACTTCATTGGCATTGACATCTCCGGAAAGAGATATTGACTTCCTCTGTTTGGTGGTATGTTGAATATAACGATCAGGATAATGAAACATTCCAAAACCTCTCCTTGATCTTTCACCAAAGGTTGTATAACCACCAAAGATAGTCTTACGACCAATCTGGGTTCCAATCCATGTTGCCCATGCAAAGGTCTTTCCGGGATAAGTCTCGAATGAATAAAGCCATTTGTCTGAATAACCAATAGGACGACTCATAACGCGAGCCATCTCGCCATTATAGAATACGGCATTCATGCCAGGAGTAAGATAATTATCCTTCAGGTAGAGTTTGAATGATCCACCTTTATTTGTTGTTGACGCAAGAGAAGTACCAACTACTGCCGAACCAAGAACCTCAACGGCTTTTTGAATCCTTCCCATGATCTTGTAAGACCATGCATTGGAAGAAACCATCTCGCCAGATGGTATAGGCGGGATCTTTGTCTGTGCAGTATCGCCATGCGATGGCGTCCAGCCAGGAGCTGTATATCTTCCTTCACGGATACCAGATGTTAAGAGAGTCATAAGATGCCGTTGTTCAGCATACATTATAACTCTGTCGATATTTGCTGTAGGGTCAAGAAGATGATTTTGTACCAGATGGTATTCATTAGCATCACCTTCACTGACACTTCCACGATAAATCTTTATTTTCATTTTGTTTTTTTACATTAATACATTAATACTTAAGATCCATGGATTGTCATTCAAAGTCTTCATTTGACCATTTAGGACGTTTGCCACTAGCATTTTCCTTTACTGGTTGGTGACCGGTTCTTTTATCTACTACATCATCTGAGACCTTATGCAATGCATCTGTGGCCTTTTTTGTTGCAGCATTATAACCGGTACGGTTCTGTTCCGACATCGCCTTCTCAATCCTATTGAGTATTTTAGTTCCATGTTTACTCAACATGTATGCTGAAAACTTCTGCGCTTCTGGACTCTCCTTTAATACTCTGTCAAATGTGCCATTGTCAATGTCTCTGGCAATGCTCTTTCGAGCTTCAGGTGTTAATTTTAGTCCAAGAAACGTTTCCTGTTTTTCAATATAGTTTTTAAGATTTGTTCTATCAACTTGTGATTGCTGTTCCAGTTTTACTCTTTCTGCCTGTGCTTTGATATTTTTATCTCCAACGATCTTCTTAACTTCATTGTTGATAAATTTCATTGCCTGGGTATCGATATCATCAGCCTGGTCCTTCAGTTCCCGAGAAGACATTGCATCAATCTCTTCATCAAGAGTTGTCTTGGCATCTTCTTCTAACAGACCATCACTTATGAGTTCATTATATCTGACATCCCGAACCTTTGTTTCTGCATCAAGTGAAAGAACTCCCTGCATACTTATTATATTCTTGTTTGTGAAAAAAGAGTTTACATCTCCTCCATTATCATTAAGATGACGTATCAGAGCTTTAGCGTCATCAGTATAACCATCAAGATTAAATTCTTGTCTCGACTTTGATAATTTATCTCCGATCTTTTTTTCGAACTCTTCTTCATCATCATCCTTCTCAAGATCTACTTCAAGTTTCTTTGCAATAGATTTAAGAGTGTTTCTCTTTCCTTCAGTATCTTTTTTTTCATCTGAGAAGATATCGTCATCTTCGTCAGTTGGCTTTTTATCTTCTTTTTTCTCTCCTTCTTTCTCATCTTCTTCATCAATGACTTCATCGGATTTTTTTGTCTTCAGATCATCCTTAACAGATTTGTCATCTTTCTTGCCATCATCCTTTTTCTCGTCTTTCTTTTCCGGTTCAACTTTATTCTCGTCTACTACTTCATCTTTTTTTGTCCCAAACACGAAATCATCTTCTTCATTTAGTGTCTGGACATCTTCCTGTTTTTCATTTTTTGTTGCCATAAAATATCAATATTAATATAAAAAATAAAATGTCTTATATATTCTGATTACCATTGCCCTGTTGTAATTCATTCTGTTTCTGTAATCCCTGATGAATCTGTTTTGTACTTTCCTTCTGCATATCAAGAGACTTCTCAAGTTGTACAATCTCTTTCTCTCCTTCTATTCTTAAAAGTTCCATATCCTTATCATGCTGATCTTTTTCCTGTAGAGTATGATCTGCCATTTGTATTTGTGCCTGAGTAGATTCTTTTTGAGCTTCTTGTTTCTGTCCTATTTCCTGTTGACGTATCTTGTCCATCTCGGCATGTGCATTGTCAAGAACACGTATAGCTGCAGCAAAGGAACTCTCCATCCAGAACTTGGCAACATCTTTAGTTCGGATATTACCGGCATTGATTTCTTGTGGGAATAGACCTTCTATCTTGGTAAGGATATCTTTTTCTTTTCTTCCATCAGTAATAGTAGCACCATAATTATCTTCAATGAGATTCTTGGTAGTCATCATATACATGATATCACCATCATCCATAATGAACTGACGTTGATCCTCACCATTGAAAGTTATATTAGTCTTTGTCTTCTCACAGAGTTTTGTAAGAGTTCTTTCGATATAGTCCTGCATGAAATAGAATAGATCATATGTCATTGATCTGGATGCATCAATACTATTGACATTTGCTGTTGCGGTAGTTGTTGGCCGGGATACGCCTTGACGATTATCATTCATGCCTGTTACCCGATCCATCACTCTTTCTATATCCATTGCTTGGTTAAGAAGAACAGTTAGGTTCTGGTTCTGACCAAGATTAATAGCGCCCACACCAACTTTATTACTTTCTGAATCTACTCCGGATGTGTTCCCTTCAGCAGAAGAGTTGAATCTGATCATTCCATCTTCTGTAATAGAATGGATTACATCAGTAAATTTTTTTCCTTTTGGAGTGAAGGCTTCATCAAAGTAAGCAAGGTTACCCTTAAGTTTCTTTAATTCCCTATTTATATGGAACCGAATATCATCATATATCTTCTCGAGTTCATATATAACTTCCTGAACAGATACCCGTATACCATCAACAGTACAGAAGAGCATACCGCAATAATCATAATCAACATTATACTTATTGTTTTCATTCATCTTCTGAATGATATTGGTAGCTTTCTTTGCTTTGGTATATACATCTTTTCCTAATCTGGATGCCTCCCAGAGGATCTCACGTTCATATTTCTCAATAGCATATTTTCCTTGTTGTACATCTCTTTCAATTTGTCTTTTATTCTTATCATAATATTCGTCACTTATGATTCGCATATATGGAACATCAGATCCATCGACAGGAGATATCTTCACCCTTACAAGTTCTATTCCTTTCCATTGACATGTATATACATTAATAAGATTACGACCTCTATCATTACGTATATCCCTATTACGGGGATCCTCGACATATGTTCTTCCTACTTGTTCAAGAATCTTTAATTGTTTTTCTGTAATATTGAATTCCTTATTAGTGGCTATCTCGGTAAAGAACAGTGGTCGGACCTCTCCCATATATGGAGATTTTTCCATGAATGGATCAAAAATAGCTTCCTCGTATAATGCAAACTTAACAGGTATATAACGATATGTATCAATGCCATTGATATTACGTTCTACTTTACCATAGACTTCTGATGTGATTGTAAGATCAATAAAGTTCTGATAGAATATTGATTTAAGACGTTGTGTGGTCATCTTGTCATCAATAATATTCTGCATTACCAGTTCATTGGTAAGTTTGAAATTATTGGCATTCCAGGCTTCCTTGTCTGATCTGTCTGGAATCTTCATACCAGGAAATACATTATATCCAAGTTCCCGGGTTTTCTCGATAAAGGGTTTACCAATAGAAAGACCAAGTAAGTTCTTATACTTGGTCATCTTAGTATTTATTGCATCACGGTTTGTTGTGGTAATTGTAGGTGTCAATGATATCTCAAGAAACTCACCATGAAGTTGTTTCAGTTTAGTTCTGCCTAAACGATATTTGACGTATTTTGTTTTTGATTCTTTTCCGGTTGATTTTGTTACAGCTTCCGTTTCTCTCTCATCTGCCACTCCATTATGAGAGTCGTAAAGCTTGCCGATCCTTTTGATCCGTTCATCTTTGGCGTGCCATTGGCTCACCGCGTAATCCAGGATTGCCCTGGTCTTGACGTCATCATTTGCAAAGTCAACGTCAGTAATTAAAGGAAATGGCATAGTTTCCTTGAAATTTTGTCGAAGATAGACAAATTGTTCAGTCTATATACGAATATATTGATGTAAATACTATTAGGTATATTAAAAAAAAGTTACAAAATTTTGTAAATCATTATAACCCAGACTCATAACTTGGATCATGTTTTGGTTTATCTATATTCTTTTCTTGCTTTTCGACATAAGATATATCTACATATCTTCCTGATCCTTCAGATAATATATCATCTTTTTTTATTCTTATCTGGTCTTTTACCGGATTAGTGATAACTATGTTCCCGTCCCTGTCTTTTCCCCATACTGGTTCATCTAACTCATCCATATCACCATCATCTGATCGACGTGGACGAGTTCTCATATCTTCTATACGCATGATAGCATATGCTTCGGCATCAACAGAGTCCCAGTCTGTACCTATATATTCTTCATCATAAGCAAGTAGGTCTCTAAGAAGTTCTGGAAACTTACAAAGATCAACATAATTCTCTACCCATGTCTGGACAATGCCTAGAATAAGTTCCTTTGAATATCCGGTCATCTTAGCACCGTATTTATGTACTTGCTGACTCTTGGGTGAATCGAAAGCCTTTGGCCGTGGAGAAAGGTACCTAGTTGCGCCATTTTTGATATAGTAATCTATAACAAAATCCTGCTCAGCATTACACATGGTATTTTTCATAAGTCTATACCATACCGATATCATCATGCAAATATTAAAGAAGTCTTCTTTACGTGGTGGTCGTTGGTAATATAGACAAACCGGATAAATACCTTTATGTATTCCTTCTCCTACAAGATTAACCTTATTTCCCTGACGCATCACTATCATAGCACCAAGTGATGATGATGTCTGTGTCTGATCCTGGTTATAACCATCAATACCTCCAATGTCAAGATCTACCATATCTGGTTTAGGATACTGATATACCCATACTTTCTTCCACTCAGGATCATTCTTTGTTGCCGGCCGGTGTTTAACTCGTAGATCGGTCATACTACTCATATCACCTTTAGAATCCCTTACCCATTCAAGAACTACTGGAACATAGTTATTAGGATCTCCTTCAATATTAAAGAGTGTATTATAGATCTTCTCATCATTAAAATTATTACTTCCTCCGGATGTCCATGCTTCTTCTATGGTAAGAGGATAAGCCTGGCACCATTCCTTAAGTTTTTTCTTGTTAGGTAATTTAGCATACTCTGCTTTCTTTCTGAGAATAAATTCCTCTGCAGCTTTGACATCTTCTACCCCTACTCGTTGTGATGGAGTTAACTTTCTGAGATTAGGAATAGCATCCAATTGTTCACCGGTATCTGGATCCAAAAAAAATTCCTCTTTACTATTACCAAAGAATGGGTAATACATTCTATTACCAGGAACCCAGAATCGTTCTAATCCAAAGGTATCGGCATTATCCCAGTACTCTTTGAAGTTCTTTGATGTTGATAGTATATTGCCTCCGGTACCGAAGACGTAAAAACTTCCAAGCATCTGACTACCAAATTCGAGTGCCGGCTGGATACTGGATATTACCTTACCAAGTTTAGGATATCTTCCGGATTCCTCGCATATGACATCATGGAAATATTCACCTTCAAGTTTTGTAGGATCATCATACATGGTTTCAAATGAAAGGAACCCTCCATAACCTCCTTCAACAAATCCTCCTATCTCATTCTTTATCTCATAGCCAGCTCTATATACCTTTGCATTATTATCAAGGATATTAAGACGCATATCCTGGATAATATTGTTCTGCGTCGATTCAAACTTATTTCTAAGTCCTGTAACATATGTCTCTATACCGGCTGTTATTGCTCCACGATATCCTTCGATGAATCGCATGCCATGAGCAAGGATACTCTGGGCTAGTTCTGATAATCCCTTACGACGAGCTTTAAGACCTATTATGCCAGTTTTTCTATTCTTCTTGATATAGGCTATCAAATTATGATATTCTAGGTCCAGGTCAACAAAAAAGGGGTATTGTGGCCCCTTTAATCCTCGAAGTATAACAAAATTTAGAAAGAAATAATACCTTCCGGGAATATGTATGCCGGCTGTATCATATCCATTGATGCATCTATCGAACTGTTCTGTCCAGAAATCTTCATAGTTCTTTGTACCAACAACTTTTGGATTGGTAATGGAGTCAGCGTATAATGGTATGTTCCCTGCAATGGGATTAGGATTAAATCCGTTTTTCTTGATACAGGGGATATAAGGTTTTATTATTAGTGACTTGTTCATGTTGCTGCTTTAAATTCTCGGAATTCTTTCTGTCTGCGTTGCCATATCTCAATAAATGATAATTTCTTCTGTCCGCGAAGTGCCAGTTCACTTAACTCATCTGTCTCTAGTAACATCTGTATCTTGTCAATCCTTTCCTCAAGATATTGTATTGACTGATCCAGTTCTTTCATTCTTTTGAATTCCACTCCAGGGTTAAGTTGTTCCTTATGGTAAAGTTGTATCTTCTGCTTATAAACATCAAGGGTCTCTCTTCTGATATCGAAAACAAGACTCTTATATGCTTCCATGGCAGAATATATCTTTTTTGTGTCTACATTAACTCCCTTATCTCCCCATACACGTTTTATTGCCAGTGCCCGACGTTCCTCTAATGGTTTTTTCCTAAAAGGACTATCTTCATAATCCATGACAAGAATGACATATATCATCTCATCATTGGATAGTGAAGATAGTTCAGGAATAAGTTTTACCGCTTCCGGATTAATGATTATTTTGAAGTTCTGATCTACTTTGAATACTGGCATTACCAATCCTCCTTTATATCATCTATATTAATTCCAAAATATGATTCTATTTTTACTTTTTGTGAAGGAATCTGAAGTATTTGTTCCATTATAGGTTTGTGAAATTCTGGAAGTGGTTTTCTTTGAAGATTAAGTTCACATATCATCTTTGCCTCTTGATACATGAATGGTACCGGATAATAATGTACATCGAAATCATTGTCAACAAACAGTATCCATAGTTTACCGATTCTGAAATTAAGTCGTGACATCATTAGAAATGCATATATGCTGAGCTGAAATGCATATCGGGTATAGTTACAGTCCTCAAGATAATCGAAGGGTGCCAGGTAGTATTTATTGATATGTTTCCATGGCAATGATTTTCTCCTGATACTATCAAAGACTATACCTTTCGATTCATTGGATTTATAATCGAGTAGATCAAATACTGGGTTCTTTGATTTCTGTCTCTGTAGTACCATATCGGTTCGTCCGGCTACTCTATGATCATGGGAATATAGTAACTGTTCCGGATAGTACCTATAATAACTCTTAAGAAGTTCTGCAAGATAACCAATAGGTTTCTTCATATCATCTTCTACTTCTCCTTTGATAGTATATCGTTCAAAAGCATCATGAACATATTCTCCTCTCTTGATACTACTATCTGCCGTTTCTTTCCATCCATCAAGGATATCCTGTTGTGCCTGTTGAATAGAAACTCCAGTATCCTGTGCTATTTGAAATGCCATCCTTGCTGATATCTCCTTGCTATTGAAAGGTACTGTTATACTATCCAACAATTTTGAGACACTGGTATAAGGTTCGCCCTGCTGATT